TGGCTGCTGACTTTGTAAGTCAAACAGCAGGCTTTGGCTCAGCTAATAACAGAACAATATCAAGAGCTATTATCTCGTCTAACAATACGTCTTCAGAAGCAGGTGATTGGCGAGTTAGTATAAGTGTTCCTGAAGTATTTTTATCAGGTGGCAACATATTAGCTCCATTGCGCGAAAACTCTGGATCAAATGTATGGAACACCGGAAACAGGATGATATTTCCGTTTAACCCTACAGTATTATTAAGTCACAGTGCAAACTATTCACAAGTACATCCAACACATACAAATTATGCTTATAATGCGTATGAAAATAGCCAAGTAGATGCAATTACACTTACAGGTGACTTTTATCAAGAAAATGAAAACGATGCAAGGTATTGGATAGCATGTTTGCACTTTTTAAGATCTGCAACTAAGATGTTTTACGGAAATAGTGCTCCGTTAGGAAATCCTCCAATTGTTTGTAGGCTTAATGGTTATGGTAAACATGTATTAAACAACATTCCTGTTGTAATAACAAACTTTACAACAGACTTACCGGTTGATGTTGATTATATTGAGTGCAGTGTAGATGGTCATCAAAACTATGTACCTACACAAAGCTCAATTACAGTTACATTACAACCGCAGTACGCAAGAAGATCACAAGCAGGATTTAGTTTATCTGCATTTGCTAACGGAGGCCATATAAATGGCGATGAGGGATTTGTATAATGAAAAATAATTTAAGCCCGTATTCAAACACTCCGGTAACTAAGCAAGGATATTTAGATATATTAAAACCACGGCCGGTACCTATAAGCGGCGAGGATATCTTGTTTACAATAACTCCCGAATATACATACCGTCCTGATTTATTAGCACATATTACATATGGAAGAAAAGAACTATGGTGGGTATTTGCACAGCGTAACTTAGACGTATTAAAAGATCCTGTTTTTGACTTTATTGCAGGTACAAAAATATATTTGCCAGACCATACAGCACTTCGAAATACTTTGGGAATATAATATGGCAGCATATAACTTAAATGCAGCAGTTAAAAGTACAGTCAACACAGCAGTTAACACAGCAGTTAGTACAGTTAGTGCAAAAGTTGGCGCAACAATTAAGATACCTAGCCCAGGCGGATCATTAAGTACTAATAAACTTAGTGCAGCATTATTAGGTGGCGCAGTAGGTGCCGTTCTTGACGGTTCTAAAGGAGCAGCTATAGGTGCGTTGCTAGGCGGCTCTGGACTTCTTGGAGAACTCCAGAATAAACTTCAAGGCTTAATAGGTGATGCAGAAGAGTTAACTGGGTTAATTGACAATCCTTTAAAAATAGTCGAAAGAGGAGCAGCAGATCTTGTAGGATTAACTGGGGAGTTGAGTGAACTAACTTTATCTCAATACCGAGATCAACTAGATAATTCCCAATATGATAATTATGTTGACAATACTTGGACACCAGTATATAACGGTAATGATAGTGCTGCAAGTAGAATTCCAAATCCTTTAAGAAATCACAACGGCGTCAACTACAAACTTTCATTAGGCGTACTAAGCGCAAACGAATATAATGATCCTGAAGTAATTAGATCAGCAGGCGGCTTCAAAAATTATATAATACAAAGCGGTGGCGGCAACTTGGAGAAACGATACCAAGTTGCTGATGAAGTTGCAGGCGATGGAGGACATGCAGAATATTACATAGACAATTTAAACATAGAAGGAGTAATTGCTCCTAATCCAAACACTAGAGTAACACTAGGAACTAATTTAACATTTGATGTAACCGAGCCGTATAGTATGGGTAATTTTATTCAAGCTGTTATTGGTGCCGCCGCTGAAGCAGGCGAAAGTAATTACGTACAAGCACCGTTTTGTTTACGAATAGATTTTGTTGGTTGGAATTTAGATGGCAACACAGATGCTAATTTTGTTACAGAGCCTATCTTTGTGCCTATTCAACTTGTTAATATGGAATTTAATGTATCTGGCTCAGGTAGTACCTATGCAGTTACAGCAGTGCCAATGTCTGAAACAGGATTATCCGATAATATTAATAAAATTAAAACAGCAATTACTGCACATGGATCGCTGTTACACGAAATTCTTGAAACAAATGATAGTTCAGTTACAGCAGGAATAAACGGCCAAATACAAAATTTAGAAGAAGCTGGAGCACTTGCTCCTTATGATAGGTATGTTATAGCATTTCCAAAAGATGAACAATCAATACGAAATGCAATTAATAAAAAAGCAGTTGTTGAAGAAGCGTTTACTACTTCAGCAGAAAAACAAGCTGCTGAAAGAGGACAACATGCAAATCCTGAGCTAAACGAATCTAATGCTACACAAGAAAGTTTAGATAATATAGTAATTAAACAATCAACAGATATTTTCAATATAGTTAAATCTTTTTCCGAAAATACAAACTTAATGAACGAGATTGGGTTAAGCCCAGTAACAGTTAATACAAATGCACCAGGCAACACCCCGGCAATAGATGCTCAAGCAGTCACAGATGACGAGACTGGACTAGTTGACACTGCTGCTCAAGCAGCTCAACCTTCAGGATCAGTACGAGAACATCAATTTAAGGCTAACGAACAAATTACTACTATTATTGAAAAGCTAGTTTTACAAACTGACTATGCAATGCGCAAATCAACAGAAGAAGCAAAAAACGGAATGTCAAAATGGTTTAGAATTGACACACAAGTTTATCTTGAAGAAAGTAAGTTAACAGAAGCTACTATGGGACGTAAGCCTAAAGTTTATGTGTTTAGTGTTGTTCCGTACGAAGTTGACGAAGCTGTAACAGCAGCAAGCTCTGCTAAAGCGTCTAATGCAGCTGGATTAAGAAAGGCTGCTGCTAAAGAATACAACTATATCTATACAGGAAAAAACGAAGACGTTTTAAATTTTGATATAAACTTTAATAATGCATTTATGCAAACTGCATTTTCAGATTTGGGTATGAACTCAGGTACACGCGCAGATGTTAACGCTGGTACAACAGCAACAGCTCAAACTGATGTTGATGGCGGCGCCACTATTGCAGATCCAAAAAATACTGGAACTAATGATGATGTAGGAGGAGGCACACAACTTGATAACAACACTAACGTATCTTCAGGATCACATAGTTTAGATATTCGTACTAAAATTGCAGAAAACTTTCATGAAAGAATTACAAATTTAACATCTGATATGATTACTGCTGAAATGACTATTATGGGCGATCCATTCTTTATTCCGCAACAGACTAGCAATTATACATCTATGTCTAAAGATAAACCTAGTGTAGGATCCGACGGCACAATGATATACACTAGAGGTCAAGTTTTTTGTGTAATTAATTTTAAAACACCGTTTGACTATCAAGTCAAAGGAGCAACTATGGAGATGCCGCAAACAGTGCAAAACTTTAGTGGATTGTACAATATTTGGGCGGTAGTTAATAGCTTCTCTAAAGGACAATTTACACAAACTCTTAAACTTATTAGACGTGTTGGCCAAGATGATGCTGCATCAGAAGGATCTAAATCTGTAGTAGAAGTTAATAATGATGCTGCAATTAGAGAGGGAACAGTAGTGAGTGACGGAACTGTTGGAGGACAAAATCAAGGCATAGATTGTATACCGGCGGCAGCAAATGACGATATTACAAAGTTATTACCAGCAATACCAGATGATGTTGTAACAGCTAATACATCAGGATATAAAGAACTAGAAGCAGCAATAATGGCTCCTCCGGTGCCTGTTATAAAAAGCGAAATTGAAGGCGTTGATTTTGGTTTAGTAAAAGCTTTAGATTTAAGTAAAATTATTCCAACAGCGTTAGGTGACGCAGCCTTTAGCGCAATATCTAATAAAATGGGAGGCGTAGGAGGCCTTGTAGTTGGTGATGCAATAGGTAGTGCAATCTCCGGATTTGACTTATCCAAGCAAGCCAAAGCTGCCACTGATAAAGCTAATAGTGCTGTAAATAGTATAGCATCATCAAGCATAGCTTCGGTTTCAGGAGCAGCAACTGACAAAGCTAAAAGCTTACTTAAAGGATTTGGGTAATGATAGACGAAGACGAACTAACTGGCGAAACTGAAGAAGAATCAAATGCAGTTCCTTCAAATCCTGACGCAGGCTGGAGAACCGCAGACGGGTTTATAGCCTATGATAACTATCGACATGCGTATGATTATGAAGATGGCAAACCGCGAGTCATTATAATAATAGACAATCAAGACTCTGCCGTACCATATCCAAATAATAAACATTATTACGTTGTTGTACCAGACTGGGAATTTTACCGACTAGCGCCATTATCAATTGAGCTTTTTGAACTAAAGCGAACAGGTGATGGAAGTTATGAAAAATATCTTGAAGTATTAAAGAGCGGCCCAGGATGGCCACTACCAAACTCGGTATTACTTGATGACACCTGGTATGGCGTTCCTTTGTACGTACCTGATCCAGCAGTAAACCATGCAAGGCCGGTTACAGAAGTAACAAGCACTACTAGTGCTGTTACAGGAAATAGTGTAGAAACTACAGTAGTAACTGATCCTAAAGCAGTAGGTCCTGTAACTAGTAGCGAAGTAAAAGTAGGTATAGCTGACCAAGTTAACAATCTTAAAGTTGGCGACACAGCTACTCCAGAACAGGTAAGATTTATGGCACAAGGGGCTGAACCTGATACTAAGGCTGAACTCAAGCTTGAACCGTGTATACCAAATATTCCGCCTGCAAACGAAGTTGCTAAAGGAGCAGGCTCATTGCCTAATATTAAAGGCCCAGATGACGTAATAGCAGAAGCAAGAAAACGAGCAGCAGAGCGCGGAAATGTAAATCCAAACGTATCTGACGGAACAGCAAACCCGGCAGCAGTAGTAACAACTAAGCCTGAACTTATAACTCAAGATACAACAGTTGACCCAGTAAACGGTAACCCTTCTCTAGAAGCCCCAATAACCGAAGGCGTGTATGTATATAAACCAATGCGTACTGGATTTGATAGGTATGATTTTAACAGTGGTAAGAAGTTATTCACATCACCATAATATAGGACTACGATAAACATGGCATCAGGAAATTATACAAGAACAGCAGCAGGTATGACTACTGGATTTAAAGATTCAGGACCATACGAAGCAATTGTAGTTAATAACCTCGACTCTCGTTATATGGGCGGTCTTACTGTTGAATTATTAAAATACACTAGCGCAGGCGGAACACCAGAGAAGTCTGGACAGTTATTAAATGTTAGATATTTAAGTCCATTTTACGGTGTAACACCAAACGCAGCGTTAACAGCAAACGATGGTTATGAGCATACACAAAAGTCGTATGGTATGTGGATGGTTCCTCCAGACATAGGTACTAAGGTACTTGTAATGTTTGCAGAAGGAAATGCAAACTTTGGTTATTGGATTGGATGCATTCCTGCAGACTATATGAACTTTATGGTACCTGACGGCAAAGCAGCTACACAAAATACAACAGGTATTACACCTCCTGGGTTAAAGGGTAGAAAACTTCCAGTAGGTGAATATAATAAAGCAATTGAAACTGGTGCAAAAGTTGATCCAACGCTTTTTGAAAAACCGTATAACAAAGACTTTACAGAATCTTTAGAAGTTCAAGGGTTACTAAATGACGAAAATCGCGGAACAACTACTACTAGTGCTAGGCGAGAAATACCTAGTATGGTATTTGGTATTAGTACCCCAGGTCCTAAAGATCGAAGAGACGGAGCACCTAAATCAGAAATAGGTACTGCTGGACAAAAAGTAGCAGTACCATCAAGTAGACTCGGCGGTACGTCATTTGTAATGGATGATGGCGATGAGAGATTTGTTCGTGCAACACACGCAGAAGATGGCCCGCCGATATATAAAAACAAAGGAAATAAAGAAGAAGGTGGCGACAGAACCATCCCACAAAATGAGTTATTCCGCATACGTACTAGAACTGGTCATCAAATATTGATGAATAACAGCGAAGACTTAATTTATATAGGCAACGCCCGCGGTACAACTTGGATAGAAATGTCTAGCGATGGTAAAATTGATATTCATGCACAAGATAGTGTTAGTATCATGACTGAAAATGATTTAAATATTACTGCTGAACGTGACATTAATATGGAAGCTGGCAGAAATGTTAATATTAAAGCTGCTGGTAGAGCAGAAGGGCAAAATACTGGCAGAGTACAAATTGAATCTGTTAACGATTTTAATTTACATGTTGGCGCAAATAGTAAAATTACTGTAGGAAAAGATCAGCATACAAAAGTAAAAGGATCGCATCATATAGATACTAATAAATTTTTGCATATTAAAACAGGTCAAGATAATAGATTAACAGCAAGCGGATCAACATATATTAATAGTGTTAAAGAGCATAGAGAAACAGCAACATATGTGCATATGAATGGACCAATAGCACCACTAGCAAATCCTTCACTAGAAGTACAGTCACTCGACACAATTACTCTACCAAGAGTTGAGCCAGGTAGTGTAATATCGGGATACCAGTCTATATTAGCAAGAGCACCGCAGCACGAACCATGGCCGCATCATGAAAACTTAGATCCTCTATCTTTTAAGAAAGTACAAACAGACAGAGAAACTCCAGGAGCACTTCCGTCGGCTGATAGAGTAGTTACTCCAGATACATTTGATAAAAACTTACAAGGGCGCACATCAAGTGCATATGTTAGCGGCAGTGGCGGAAACATTACTACAGGACATAGTTCTGGCGGACCAGGACATGGACAAACACCAGTACCGCAAGACCAATACACTAGTGATTTTGACTTTGATCCCGAATTAGGATCATTAAGTGCAAGATATGAATCAAGAGGAAATCCAGCAACTATTGGCTGGGATAGTACAGGCGGATTTAGTTACGGAACATATCAGCTTGCAGCAAACGTAGGTGTTATGAATGAATTCCATTCTTGGCTACGAAAAACACATCCTGATTTAGAAGCACAATTAGCCGCAGCAGGAGGTGCAGCAGCAGCTAGAGCAGGCACTAAAGCATACAAAGCAGCATGGGCACAAGTTATGGCAACAGAACAAGCAGCAGAAGTGCAGCACGAGTATGCTGTACTAGCGTATTTTGCTCCAGGTTCTAAAAATATTAAAAGAAAAACTAATCTTGATTGTAATTTACGTTCTACAACTTTACAAAATGTTGTATGGTCTTGCGCTATACAACACGGCGTAGGCGGAGCAGCAACAGTATTCCGAAATGCTCTTAAAACGCTTGGATATCCAGGCAATGAAACTTCTGTTACTGAGCCAAGTGAAGCTGCTTTAATTAGAGCAGTTTATAACGAGCGTCGAAATGTTAACAAGCATTTTAAGAGAAGTACTGCCGGAGTTAAAGCAAGTGTTGTTAAACGCTTCCATAACGAAGAAGCTGATGCATTAAAGAGTTTAGAAGGAGAAATTCTAAAAGCAACCGCGAATATAAAGCAGCAAGAGCCAACTGACAACAGTGCAGCGCAAACTCCAGCAGGCTCTTTGAGAGTATAATTAGGGTAAATACAGTATGAGCCAATTAGAAAAAAATCTATACAAAAGAGTTACAATATCTAACTCCAAACAGACTGCAACGTCCGGTAGAACATACAGAGGATTCTCTACAGTTGCAAATACTAAAAGTTTTAGCATATATGACTTTGAACTTATTAAGCAAGATTTGATAAATCACTTTCATATACGCCAAACTGAAAAGTTAAGCGATCCTACATTCGGTACTATTATATGGGATATATTATACGAACCGTTTACAGTTGAAGTTCAAGAAGCAATTATAGATGATGTTACCCGTATTGTTAATTATGATCCTAGAATACAAGCAAGTTCTATTGAAATTGATACTTATGAGCAAGGAATACAGATTGATTGCGCTATAACGTTTTTGCCCTTTGGTGTAACTGACCAACTACGCTTTAAATTTGACAAAGACAACGGTCTACTACAAGCTTAAAAATTAAATACACACATTATCATTTCAGGTAAATACATTAGTAAACAAGGAAAATGATATGTCTGCAAATGATCGACAGTCGAGGCTTTTAGTAGCTGAGGACTGGAAAAGAATATACCAAAGTTTTAGAAACGCTGATTTCCAAAGCTACGATTTTGATAATCTAAGACGCACAATGATTAACTACTTGCGTCAAAACTATCCAGAAGATTTTAACGATTACATTGAGTCAAGTGAATATCTTGCGCTAATTGATATGATTGCTTTCCTTGGGCAAAATCTATCATTCCGTATTGATTTAAACGCTCGTGAAAACTTCCTTGAAACAGCAGAGCGCAGAGAAAGTGTATTACGTCTAGCACGTATGCTATCTTACAATCCTCGCAGAAATCAAGCAGCTAACGGCTTGCTTAAATTTGACACAATTAAAACAACAGAAAATTTATTAGACAGTAATGGCTTAAATATGTCAGGAATTACTGTTAAATGGAATGACCAAACTAACACAAACTATTTTGAACAGTTTGTTAAAATTATGAATTCAGCATTACCAATAGCTAATTCAATCGGCAGCCCATTAAAGTCTGCACTAATTGCAGATGTACAAACACAAAAGTATCGTATAAATGCTACAAATACTGGCACAGCAATATATCCTTTTAATAAGCGTATTGAAGGTGTAAGCACAGGATTTGAAATTGTAAGTACTGATATGTCAACAGACGAAATATTTGAAGAAGCACCACTTCCGGGTAATAGTCCTGCATTTTTATTCCGTGATGACGGTCAAGGTGCAGGCAGTTCTAACACAGGATTCTTTATGCACTTCCGTCAAGGTAAACTTGAAACAGGAAACTTTAGTGTAACTAATCCAACACCAAATCAAGCAATACAAATTGATTCTGAAAATATTAACGATAGTGATATTTGGGTGTTCTCAGTAAACAGCAGCGGCTTTGAAAGTAACCAGTGGACAAAGATTGATTCCACTGAAGGTAACAATGTTATCTACAATAGTTTGTTTAATAAAACTAGAGATGTATTTGCAGTAACTACACGTATCGGTGATAGAATTAACTTAGTGTTTAGTGACGGAGTATTTGGTAATTTACCAGCAGGCGACTTTAGGGCATATTATAGATCTAGTAGTAACGTAAGAAGTGTAATAACACCTAGTGCAATTAATACAGTAAGTATTGATATACCGTATCAGTCAAGAAACGGCACAGCACAAACACTTACTATTGGACTTAAATTAAACTATACTGTGTCTAACGGCACAGCATCAGAAACTAATGCAGAAATTAAGCAAAATGCACCTGCAACTTATTACACGCAAAATAGATTAATTACAGGTGAAGATTATAATATTGGACCGTTAGCAATTAGTCAAGATATTATTAAAACTAAAAGTTCAAATAGAATTTCAAGTGGTATAAGTCGATTCTTTGACTTAAAAGATGCCAGCGGCAAGTATTCAAATACAAGTTTGTTTGCAGATGACGGCATACTTTATAAAGAAGAATTTGTTGAAAAGCAATCATTTACGTTTGCTACACAAACAGACATTGAAGGTGTTATATATAATACTATTGAAAAAGTTTTAAAAAACATCAACACTCAGAACTTTTACCTTTCAAAATATCCAAAAATTATTGTTAGTGATCTTAATGCTTCTTGGAAACAATCTAGTACTAGCACAAACCAAACATTAGGACTGATAGAGGACATTGATTCAAATCCTTATACAGTAGGTACATTTACTGCAAACAGTTTACGTTTACTAGAAGCAGGAACAATGCTAAAGTTTGTTTCACCAGCAGGTAAGCACTTTATGCCAGACGGCACTTTAATGACCGATGGTGCAAGTGATCATTTAGGTAAAACAACTTATAAATGGTCCAAAGTAATATCTATTACTGGCGACGGCACTGATATTTCCGTAGACGGACTAGCACCTATTGCACTAAGCGATTATATTCCAACTGGAGCATTATTAGAACAAGTTATCCCTAACTATTCTAGGGTATTAATTAATGACATAAAAACACAATTAATTGATCAAGCATTTGAGTACAAAGATTTTGCATTACGTTATGACCAATATGATAGGCAATGGAAACTTGTACTAGCAGAAGACATTAATACAATCGGCGCGTTTGCTACAGGTAAGGCTGGAGATATAACAGCAGAAAATCTTGATGCAAGCTGGATGTTATACTTCAAAACAGATGGCGAAAAATACACAATTACATACCGAAATTTAAGATATGTAATGGAAAGTTCAGAAGAAATTAGATTCTTCTTTGATAGTGCTGACAAAATATACGATCCATCAACTGGACAAATTGTTAGAGACAAAATTGATGTATTAAATATTAATCGTAAGCCTGGCGCATTAACTCCATTTACAAGAGACTTTAATTGGACTATTACAGATGCATATAGAGATACAGAAGGATATTTAGATAGCCGTAAAATACAAATTCAGTTTATTGATTTAGACGATGACGGTGTTGTTGACGATCCTGATATTTTTGAGCAAATAGTAGGTGAAGAAGATACAACTATTCTTACAAAAGACAAACTTATATTCCAAAAGAAATACACAACAACTGACGGCGTAGAAGACTACAAATATTTTGCAAATACAACTGCTGAAATAATTGTAGTACAAAATGAAGTAGTTATTGCTCCATATAGTACACGTCTTGAAGGACAAATATTTTACTTAATTGACGAGGGTATATTTAGAAAGCTGAATAAGGTATTAAACAATACAACAATTAATGCAGATTATAAAGCATACTTTGGTAGAGCAGATTTAAAATTCCATTATGTACACGTTGCAGACAGTGGCTATAGAATAGATCCAAGTGCAAGTAATATTATTGATACATATGTTTTATCAAAGTCGTACGATTCCCAAGTAAAACAATTTATTAGCGGAGCACTTTTAACACAGCCTAAGCCACCAAGTAATGATGAATTGTTTAGAAGCTACGGTACTGAAATTAATAAAATAAAAAGTATTAGTGATGAAATAATTTATCATCCTGTAAAGTATAAAATACTATTTGGTGACAAAGCAACACCTGATTTACAAGTTAAATTTAAAATTGTAAAAAATGCAAACATAGTTACTAATGATAATGAACTTAAATCAGACATTATTGAAGCAATTAATAAATTCTTTGATATTGAAAACTGGGACTTTGGAGAAACTTTTTACTTCCAAGAACTAAGTGCCTATATCATAAACCAGCTGTCTCCAAAACTGGTAAGTATACTAATAGTACCGCGCCAAACAACACAATCGTTTGGTAGCCTATTTGAAATAAAGAGTGAGCCAGATGAAATATTTGCAAGTGCAGCTAAAGTGACTGATATTGAAACAATAGATCAGATCACTGCAACAAATTTACAAGCCAGTGGTACAGTACTTAACACAGTGGCAACAGCCTCAACAGCAGGAATTACAAGCAGTGCATCAACTACAACAGCAACTACAACTACAACAGGCGGCGGTTTGTCCAACGCTGGATCATCAAGCGGAAACGCAGGCAACTCAGGCGGAGGCTATAGTTACTAATGGCTAAGAACGATCAAAACGAAAGCGCACTACCTGTTCCAGGACAGAATAATAAAATTACTTCAAGTGATTTTTTGCCCAAGTTCTTTAGAACACAAGCAAATAAAAAGTTCTTACAAGGAACACTTGACCAACTTATACAACCTGGCGTCGCTGAAAAAGTAAATGGTTATTACGGCAGAAAAACAGCCAAAGCATACAAAACTACAGACAACTATGTTAACGATGTAACTAATGATAGATCTAACTATCAGCTAGAGCCAGCGACAGTTATTAAAGACCAATATGATAATGTAACCTTTTATAAAGACTATAATGATTATATAGGACAGTTAAATGTATTTGGAGCAAACACAGATAACCATAGTCGATTAAACAATCAAGAAACATATGCTTGGAATCCTAATATTGACTGGGATAAGTTTGTAAACTTCCGTGAATATTACTGGCTACCTAACGGTCCGCTTAGTATCCAAGTTAGAGGACAGAGTAGAGATGTTGTTAGCACGTACACAGTTACTACACAGGATCAAGGCGACAACATTGCTTATGTATTCAATGATGGATTAACTGTTAATCCAACGTTAAAACTTTATCGCGGACAATCATACCGGTTTGAAATAAACACACCTGGACATCCAATGTCAATTGCCCTTAGTAGAACGTTTACTCCAGGCGCAAATGTCGATACTAACGTTAGTACACTTTATACTGATGGAATAACAACGTTTGATAAAGACGGTAATTTGTCAACCCTTAGTTATATTGAAAACGGTGCTATTGAATTTACTATTCCGTCAAACGCTCCTGATGTATTATATTATATTAGTAAAAATGCTATTGATACAAGTAGCTCTATTAGAGTTTACGATATTGAAGAAAATGCATTCCTTGATGTTACAGCAGATATTGTAGGCAAGAAAACTTATACTAGTGCAAACGGTGTTGCATTGTCAAACGGAATGAAAATTAAGTTCCAAGGCGATGTACAACCTGCTACATATGAAACTAACGATTGGTATGTTGAAGGTGTTGGCGAAAAGATTATATTGATTAAAGACCAAAACTTAATTATTCCAGCTGCATATAGTGATAGTAAGAGTGTAGCATTTGATGTTGATAACTTTGATATACTACCGTTTTCCGATGCAACTGCATACGCAACTAATAAAGATTATATTGTTATTAATAGAAGTACACCAGATAGAAATGCGTGGAGTCGTTACAATAAATGGCACCACAAAGATGTAATTTTAAAAAGTTTTGAACTTAACGGATTACCAAGAGACGTTGATGAGTCAGCCCGCGCGTTAAGACCAATTATAGAGTTTGAAGCAGGACTAAAGTTAAACAACTTCGGAGCGTATGCTAAACAAGACGTTGACTTAATTGATACATTTACTAAGGATGTGTTTAGTACTATTGAAGGACAAATAGGTTATAACATTGACGGTAAAGCACTTTCAGATAATATGCGTATTTTGTTTACAGCAGATACTGATAGAAAAGTTAGCGGCAAAATATATAACGTTAAGTTTGTTACAATTTCAAATGTTAGACAAATTAGTTTAATTGAAGCTACTGACACATTACCTATAGACCTTGAAACTGTACTAGTTACACAAGGCGTAAAAAATGCAGGTAAAAGTTACCACTACCATAAGTTAAAATGGACTGCTGCACAAGAAAAAGCAAATCGTAACCAAACTCCAAGGTTTGAAGTGTTTGATACAAACGGTAATAGTTTTAGTGATATTACTTACTATGGTTCAACTAGTTTTACTGGAACTGAGATATTTTCTTATGCTACAGGCACAGGCACAGTTGACAAAGAGTTAGGTTTTGCTCTTGACTATAAGACGTTAAACAACTCGGGCGATATTGTTTTTGACTTTAACTTGTTAAATGATACTTTTCAGTATCAAACAGATACAGACTTAATAACACATAAAATTAATAGTGGATACTTAAAGAAATATAAATCACTTACTGCATTTTCTTATGTAAACGGATTTAGTAACATACCTCATGAAAGTAAGCAGTATGTTATATCTGAATATGCTGCAACTGATTTGCAAACTAATAAATTTGAAATTGATGTGTATAAACAGTCTAGTAGTTTAACTGATTTAAAAGTAATAGTATTTGTTAATAATAAATTACAAATAGCATCATATACAATTAACAAAACTGCTGCTAATGCATCTATTATATTTACTAAAGATTTAAAAGTAGGCGACATTGTTAAAATTAAAACAGATTCTAAAGCTATAAAAAATTCTAAAGGGTACTACGAGTTTCCGTATAATTTAGAACGCAACCCGTTAAACGATGATGTTAACCAGTTTACTTTGGGCGAAGTAGTTGACCATGTTGATAGTATGCTAGAAGATATTCCAAACTATAGCGGAGCATATCTTGGCTCGAGTAACTTGCGAGATTTAGGTGATGTAGATCGTTTTGGAAAACGCTTTGTTAAGCACAGTGGTTCAATCAACTTACCGCTATACCATATAACTAATAAAAGTTATAATATTGTTAAAGCATTAAAGTATTCTAAGAGAGAATATTCAAGGTTTAAAAAGACATTTTTAGATACTGCTTTAAACTTAGGGTATGATGGTCCAGTTAAAGGACACGTAGATAAAATATTAAAAGAAATTAACAACGACAAGTTAACATCACAGCCGTTTTACTTCTCTGATATGCTTCCATCTGGAACTTCTAACAAACTATCATATACTGTATTAGATGCTAGAACAACAGAATATCCGATTACTGCCGCTTTTAACTTAACTGAACTTAGTACAGCAAGTGTAACTGTTTATTTAAACAGCGTACAATTAACACACATTAAAGATTACAACTTTAATACAGCTGGATATGTATCAGTAAGTGCAAACCAAAAAGAAAATGATTTACTTGAAATACATGAGTATGCATTAACTGACGGAAGCTTTATTGCTCCAACACCTTCCAAATTAGGATTGTATCCTAAGTACTATCCAGAACTAACAATAGACGATACACCACTTGCAACTGAACCAGAAACAACAGGTCCGTTTAAAATTTACGGCGAAGATAGTGCAACTGATACTAGAGGTTGGTTCCATCCAGTATACACTACTAAAATTGCAGCAGGCGCAGGCGCATTGTCTAAGTCTTATACTTTTAGCGGAATGAATAAAATATTTTATATGCCAGCTACAGGAGCAACTCTTGGCGGCAATGATAATATTGAAATAGTTGATTACCCAGTAGGCGTTGCATTTATTAGAGGACATGACGGCAGCTACATTAAAGCATACAAAGATTTTAGAGACGAATTAATACTAGAATTAGAAAAAAGAATCTTTAATAATATTAAAGCAGAATATTCAACTGATAGATTAGATGTTAATGCGTTTATCGGTGGCGAATTTAGAATTAATGAATTTACAAAAGCTGAAATTGATAACACAATGCTTGGTGACTTCCAACAATGGATACAGCAAAATTTAAATAATACTACTTTTACTGAAAATAACTTTTACGATAGAACCAACAATTGGACATTTAACTATCAAGATACTACTTCACCAGACGGTAATATAAATCCAGGATTTTGGAGAGGTGTATATATAAGAGCATTTGATACAGATCGCCCACATACACATCCTTGGGAAATGCTTGGTCTAACAACTAAGCCGAGTTGGTGGAATACAGTTTATGGTCCTGCTCCTTATACAGGTGATAACTTAGTACTTTGGAGAGACTTAGAAAAGGGACGCATTGCTGATCCTAAAAACACTAGGATTGATCTTAAATATGCACGTACTGGGTTAACTAACTTTATTCCAGTTGGCAGTACAGGCAAATTATTATCACCGCTAGACAGTCGATATGCTAAAAACTTCCAAATCCAAAGTGCTACGCAGAATTTCAAGTTTGGAGATTATGCTCCAATTGAAAATGCATGGCGCCGCAACTCGGAATATCCTTTTGCAGTATTAACAGCTATGCTATTAAACAAGCCTGCTAAAACAATGAGTTTAGGTTTTGACATTTCTAGAATCACTAAAAACTTAGCAAACCAATGGGTTGATAAAGAAACAAATAAGCCTATTGTTATTAAAGATTTAAAATTACCAAATACTATTAAATCAGTAACACGAACTATTACAGCTGGATTAGTAAACTACATTTACAACTTAGTAGCAAGTGATATATTAACAGTATACACTGGCTATCAAAACGAGTTGGCAACTATTACTAATCAACTGGGCATAAAAGTTGCAGGCTTTACAAGCAAGCAAAAGTTTAATTTAATACTTGATAGTAGATCACCGACTCAAGAACTTACACAAAACGGAATATTTATTCCTCAGGAAAACTACCAAGTATTTCTAAACACTAGTAGCCCTATTGAACTTGCAATTTATAGTGGTATGATTATAGAACGTGCTGAACTAGGGTATGTTATACGAGGATATAATCTAGAAAAACCGTACTTTGAATATTATGAACCGCATATAGGTGCTACTAAAGCAGTAGTAACAGTTGGCGGCATAGCAGAAGCAGTAAATGAATGGTCAAGTAATACTGCTTATACCACCGGCGAAGTAATTCTGCATAATAGTGCTTACCATAGAGTTATTAATTCTTTTACTTCAGGCGTAACATTTGACCTTACTGATATTATTAGGTTACCAGCATTACCACTTGCTGGGGGAGTAACAGCAGAGTTTAAAAGAGATTTTGACTTAGGCGAGCTTAAAATATTACAATACGGAGCAAGACTTACAACAGCTCAAGATGTAGTTGACTTTATTTTAGGTTATAGTCAACGACAGTCAAAAATAGGATTTAGCTTTGAAAATGTTGTTAAAGGATCTAATAAAGTTGAAAACTGGTCAAATTCTGCAAAAGAGTTTTTATTCTGGACAACACAAGGATGGGCAAAGAGTGCGCTAATAGCATTAAGCCCGGGCGCAAACTTATTAGAGTTTAAGAGAGATTTTTATGTAGTTGATAATATTAAAGACGAGTTTTACGGTTATAATATATTCAAAGCAGACGGCCAATTCCTAAGCTCAGAGTTTAATAGTTTATTAAGAGATCAAAATAGTTTTGGTATCCAAGTAGATGGCACCGACGAAGGGTTATACCATGTATCACTTCCTTTGGTACAAAAGGAGCATGTTGTACTGTTAGATAATAAAACAGACTTTAATGATGCAATTTATAATCCTAGTACAGGTTATAGACAAGAACGAATCCGTGTTAATGGTTACAGATCCGATGGCTGGAATGGCGGCTTAAATATTCCTGGATTTGTGTATGACGATGCTTCGTATACAGATTGGGCGCAATGGAAAGATTACAAGATTGGCGACATTGTAAAATACAAGCAGTATTATTATGTAGCTACAGTTAATGCAGTCGGCTCGCAAAACTTTAATTCAGCTAACTGGTATAAGTTAAGCGAAAAACCCGAGTCACAGTTAATGACTAACTTTGATTACAAAATTACACAGTTTACTGACTTTTATGATTTAGATTCAGATAGCTTTGATACTGAACAGCAAAAAATGGCCCAGCACTTGATTGGATACCAAAAGCGTCAATATCTTGCTAATATTATTCAAGACGATGTAAGTCAGTTTAAATTTTATAGAGGTGCAATTGCAGATAAAGGCACAATGAATGTGTTTACTAAACTGTTTAATGCTCTAGGTAATACAGCTGATAACTTAGAGTTCTACGAAGAATGGGCAATACAAGTTGGGCGTTATGGTGCAGTTGACGATATACAGCAAGTAGAGTATAACTTAAAGCAAGATAAAATGCAAGAGTCTCCACAAGCTGTTGAGTTGATCACATCAACACCGCCAACAAACTTTGATAAAATTTATAGAATACTTCCAAATGAAGTGTACGACAAGCCAGCAGATTACACACATGCACCTTTCCCTACAAAGGCATCGTCTAGTGAATATATTAGAACTGCTGGATACGTAAATGAAGATAGTGTTGATTTTGTTGTTAACAATATAGTAGATTTAGCATCTATTGATAGTAACCAAATTTCATTAGGCGCTACAATATGGGTAACTGATACTGGAACTACTCAAGGCGGAATAGTTAATCCTATCGACTGGACAGTACTACAGCTAATATCAACTAAAGCAAATGTAACATCAGCATTAACATCCATAGTTAATGTATCTACTACTACTGGCCTACAACTAGTAGAATTAACAGTAGATAAATGGGCAAGCCAGGTTGTAGAAGTAGGCGGCTATATTAGTGTTCGCGGAGCAAATGCGTTTGCACTTAACGGTATATATGAAGTAGAAAATATCAACCTTGATAAACTACAAATTCAAGTTCCGATAACTAACGAAATACTAGACTTTGAAAATAAAGAGTTTACACTATCTAAATTAAGATCAGTTAGAATACCAAATGTTAGCTCGCTTAATGCAAGTATTAATCAAGAACTTTATGCAAAACAAAAGTTATGGATTGATACATACGGAACTGAGTGGGCAGTATTAGAAAATAAGCCTGTTTACTTAAATCAGCATACAATTACAAATCCAGCATTATACGATAGTACTGATCAAGGATTTAGTGATAGTGTTGCAGTAACACAAAATAATAATAGCGTTTTTGTATCATCCCCTAATGATATAAACGGCAAAGTATCATTATATAGAAGAACTAGAGAACAGTCAGAATTACTATTAGATCAAGAAATTTTACTTGAAAATGACGAATTATATAGTAAGACTAATGCAGACTTTGGCAAAAGTATTGCAGTATCACCAGACGGCGAATATCTTATTGTAGGTGTTCCGCAAGCAAGCAGAGTTAAGACTAGGTTAGCATACAAGACATCAGCAGCTACTGGAGCAAGCACATTTGACTTCCAAAGTGATGCATCATATGTTAAGAGTGACATTGTGCGTTTTAGAGAAAGTTTGTGGAAAGCTAACAGAGAAATCCTTCCACAGATTGGTAACCAAACATTTAGTACGTTTGATACGTATGTAAACATTGCTAGCCAAACAGCGGATAACGGCGCAACACTAAACTTATTAGTTGCTGGAGATCCAGGATTAGCAAATAACACAACTAATCACTTGTTAGTACGTGCTCCAAAAGATATGTACATTGGTTCAAAAGCAGGAGACTTATTACGGTTAGCTTGGAACCGACGCAGTTATGCGTTCCCTACATTAGATAACTATCTTCCATTTAATGGAGCAGTTTCAGAAATAACACCAGAATTTCTTGATGCAGAGCATACAATTGTCCAAAAAATTGATCACATATTCTTCTTACAAACGTTTGTTACATTACCACAAGTTGGAGACATAATAACAACTGACACAGGTTCAGGAACAATATTTTATGTAGGCACTAGGCTTGATAGCGCAGTGTTATACGTCACAGGAACAAATGGTATATTTCCACTAACAGGAACATTATATATAAACTCCCAAGACTTAGTAGGAGCATATACAGAAGCAGCAACAGTTGCTACAAGTACAGCAGTTGGCGGCTATTGGTATGTTAACACAGGATTTAATTATTCAAATGACGCTACGTATTACGACCAAGGTCGTGGTTTAGTTTATGCTGATATTAAAGTAGCAGGCTCAGCCCGCGCATTAAATGTATACTCTAATATCCAAAACACAGTTGGAACAATTGGTGTATATGTAACTAAGAAAAACCAGGCTAGTTATATTGCTCAATTATCTTATAGAGGCGACACAGCATTAGCTGACGGAGCTGACGGAGTTGAGAGAGATCTTCCTAGTAATACATTTGTAGTACGTGGAGCTAAGTCATTTACAGATAACTTATCTATAGCTGATGTACAGCAATTTAGATTATACAATCTTAGCGACAGAGTAATTGATCTTGCAGGAGCAGGACTTACATACGAAATACTAAACAAAGCACAAACAGTTGTTGACTTGTGGGACGGCTATATTGACTTTAAACTAACTGAATTTGACTTCCAAGGATTTGCATTTGAACCTCGGGTTGGTGATATAATTGAAGACATCCAAACACCACGCGATGGCCAAGGTGGCCTAGCAGTAACTAATATTACAACCAGTAGTGCAGAAGTTATGTTTATACAACGTAACTTTACTCAAGTTAAAGTATATCTAAAAATTGTTGCAAACACAGACGGCTCCACAGGAACATGGTCTGAACTATCAAATATTGGACGTTTTGGAATTCGACGTAGAGCAAACACTACACTACGTGGAGCTAGTGATGTTTCGCGTACTATTGGAACAGTAACAGATTCAAACAATAGTATTGCATTAGGTACTGCACTAATTGGTAAGTTGATTGTGTTACAACATTCAAGTAACTTTGATATTTCTGCAACACCAACAATTGTTGACGAAGAATATTGGTTCTTTGATGAAACAGTAGAATCTGGAATACAACGATTAGCAAACCCACCATTTAGCTTAAACAAAGATTATACACAAATTTATAATATTCCAGCAGATGCATTAGGAACAGCAGGGACGTTTGATGACGAAGGCGCGTATGCAATTTATAGAAGATTAGCAAACGGCAGCTATAGATATGATAATACAATAATATCAGAACATAGAGCAGCAAACCGAAACTTTGGATCTCAGGTTGCAATAGTACAATCAGGTAATTACTATACACTGCTAGTTGGAAGTGATAGTGTTGCATCTTTAGGAGATGATGTTTCCTTTGGACGTAGAGTAGATCCTGGTTCAATTGAAATATTCCAGCATGGTACTAAAGCAACTGACAGCTTCAAAGGCGAGTATAAATTAACAGCCTTTGCAGTAGGCGATATTGTAATATACAAAGACGGCTATTATATTTGCCTTAAAGCAACTACTGCAACACAAAATGTTATTGTTGATCCAATTTATTGGAGTAATATTAGTTGGAAACAAGCAAAAGATTCTAACTACAGAGGCGCATTTGATAATACATACTCTTATATATTAGGCAGTGTAGTTATACAAAACAATACATTATGGGAAGCAAAAACTAACATAGCAGTTAACGCAGCAGTACCTAGTGCTGCAAACGCATCATGGGCTGCTGTAAGTACTAATATTGATTACTTAGGGTACTTGCCAAACTTAACAGCAAATGCATTTTATAATGAATCAGTATTTGATCCTATGGAAAACATAGTAGAGTTTAGTAAAAGCTTTGATGTTAGCTCAGATGCACAAGTACTTGTAGTAACAAGTCAACAAGTTGATACTACAAGTACAGCAACTATGCAACTTGTAATATACCGCCTGTCGGGCAATAAGTATACGTTATCACAAACAATATCTGCTCCTAATGATGTAACAGGCTGGGCTGACAAAGTTAGTTTAAATCCAGAAGGAACACAAATTGCAGTAAGCTCAATGCTAAACGACACTTCTAAAGCTAATCAAGGTATTGTTTATGTATACACACAAACAGCAGGCACATTTACATTAACTCAAACACTTACACCGCCAAACAACGAAGAAAGCGAAGGCTTTGGCTTTGGACTATCATACGGAACTGATAACTTAGTTGTATCTAGTTTAAATGGCGATCAAACAATACCAACTACGTTTGACATTAGTGCATTTACTGCAACAGACGATACAGCAACTACGTTTGATAACTTGTTTACAAACTTTAGAAATGTTAGACTTGATAAAGGCGCTGTGTACGTTTATGAGGCCATTAAGAGTACTTTAATATTCTCAGAGCAATTTACATATCCGCTAACACAGACTACATTCGGAGAAAATATTTACACTAATGGCAATCATGTTTATATCGGCATGCCAGATCAGCTTGTAGGTGCAGTTAGTGGCGCAGGCAATACAGACTTTGCTGGATATAAGGGTGCATTAGTTGACTTTAGAAAAAATGCAACTACATTTGCATGGAGTGTTGTTAATGAAGGAATAACACCAGTTGACGTAGATAATATTCGCGGAGCATTTTTATATGATAAACGAAAAAATAGCATTGTAAGTTATATTGATTACATTGATCCAATACAAGGTAAAATTGCAGGACCAGCTGACCAAGAAATTACATTTAAAACGCCGTATGATCCTGCTGTATATAACACAGGAGCAACTGCTGATAACACAGTTGATCCTAATAGAGCATGGAGCGAAGCTCATGTTGGTCAAGTTTGGTGGAATATTAGTGCTGCTAAGTTTGCACATGCATACCAAGGTTCAACAACGTTCCAAAAAAATACATGGAATAAACTAATTCCAGGAGCAAGAATAGATATATTTGAATGGGTTGAAAGTACTTTTATTCCGAGTATTTGGGATAGTGTAGCTGATACACCTAATGGACTTTCGGCAAGTATTAGTGGAACAAGTTTATTTGGTGATAATAAGTTTTCGACTAAAATAATTTATGACGAAGTTAGTCAAACGTTTAGTAATTTATATTACTTCTGGGTTGTTAACAAAGTTACTGTTCCTATAATAGAAAATAGAAGATTAAGTATTAGTGATATTGCAGCATTAATTGAAAATCCAAGAACGCAAGGATATCCATTCCTAAGTTTACTTTCTAAAAATAAATTTGTTCTTAATAACTTTGACACATTTGTTGATAACGATGACTTAGTGTTGAATATTAAATACTCAACAGGTCCTAAGAAAACACAAAACTTGCATAGCCAGTACAAATTAATATCAGATGGATTAAGCACAAGTAAGCCAGATGCTGATATTGAGCGTAAGTGGTTTGACAGCTTAGTTGGATTTGACAGCAATAATAGAACTGTTCCAGATCCTGCTATAACAATAAGAAACCGATACGGTGTACAAAATCGTCCAAGACAAAGTATGTTTGTTAATAGGTTTGAAGCACTAAAGCAAACTATTGAAAGAATAAATTTAAGATTATCTGAACATCTTATAGTTGATGAATATAATCTTACAGCGTTAACAAAGAAAGATACAACGCCTACATTATTGTCAAAGCAATATGATTTAACGACAAACACAGTAGCAGAACTTACATATGTAAGTACAAATAAACTTACTTCTGCTGTATTAACACCGGTAATTACAAACGGCAGAATTGCTAGAGTTGATATTACTAACACAGGCCGCGGCTATAAAGTTGCGCCTACTTTTAAGATTAACGGTACTGGCACTGATGCTGAATTTGATATTGCTATTAATACGTTAGGTCAAATAACATCAGTTACTATTGTCAACAGTGGAAAATTATATAATAGTAGTACTAGTATTACAGTTAGACCAGTAACGGTTCTAGTAACAGCAGACGAAACTATCCAAAACAAATGGGCATTATATTCCTGGAACGGTACTACTTGGTATAGAAGAAAACTACAAAGCTATAACACAGGATTATATTGGAACTATATTGATTGGTATGCTGCTGGATTCAATCAGTTCACAAATATTAACGACACTATTGCTGGATCATATCAACTACCAAGTTTAGATAATAGTATTGGGCATATTGTAAAAATTGAAACAGTTGGAACTGGCGGCTGGCTATTATTGCAAAAAATAGACGCAGTAGATACTGAAGATTATACAGTTAACTATAACACAATTGGACGTCAAAACGGAACAATACAATTTAAAGATACATTGTACGACTATTCAAAGAATACTGTAGGATTTGATAACCGCAGCTTTGATAGTAATTTTTATGACAATAATCCAAGCATTGAATTAAGAACTATACTAGAAGCAGTTAGAGATAATATTTTTATAGGTAATTTATCTGTAGAATATAACCAATTGTTTATGGCATCGTTGCGATATGTAATGTCAGAACAGCAATCAGTGGATTGGATGTTTAAAACTAGTTTTGTAAAATCTAAGCATAACAGAGGCACGTTAAGTACACAGGACTTAACATTTAATAATGATAACTTAGCAAGCTATCAAGACTTTGTTGAAGAGTTTAAACCTTACTCAACAAAGATAAGAGAATTTGTTAGTGACTATGCTGGTCTAGAACCTACTAATAGTTCTATTAGTGACTTTGATTTACAACCACAGTATGATAAGCCGACTAAGAAAATTAATGCAAGCGGAGCAAAGATTGTTGATAACATAATTACTGATCAAAATCTTAACACAACAGCATATCCACGTAAAAATTGGAAAGACAATCACGGATACCAAATAACTGAAATTAAAATTGGCGATGCTGGTACAGGATATACATACGAACCAACAGTATTATTATCAGGCGGTGGCGGAAGCGGCGCAATTGCTAAAGCATATTTAGGCTACGGAAAAGTTACTAAAATTAAAGTAACTAATCCAGGCAGTGGATATACTAGTGCGCCTACTGTTACTATTTCAGGATCACAAGTATCTGGAAGTACAGCAACAAAGGCAACAGCAGTATTAGGTAAAGGATTAGTAAGAAGTCCAAGTGTTAAAATTAAGTTTGACAGAACTAGTGGACAATTTACGTTTAGTTCTTTAGTTAAGTCACAAACATCTGCTGGTACAGGATTTGAAACAAGATTCTTCCTAGAATGGCCAATGGATCTTAACATTACTAAAGTAAGTGTTTATGTTGATAGTATATTACAACTACGTAGCAAATATACTTTTGCAAATATTGAAGATATTACAAAGTCTTATACTAGAGAGCAAGGTAAAATTACATTTGTAACACCGCCAAAACTAAATGCAGTTGTAAAAATAGACTACAACATACCATTAAGTATGTTAAATGCAGAAGACAGAACTCAGCTTGCGTATAAACCAATAGCAGGTATGTATGGTAATGATTTAGCACAGCTAATGTCAGGCATTGACTATGGTGGTGTTGAAGTACGAAGCTTTGATTTCGACGGTCCAAGCGGATTTGATACAACAGGCTGGTATACTGATACATGGGATGCGTATGATAACACGTTTGAAGATGAAGTATTTACAGCAGATGGTTCTACAATTGCAGTAACATTAAGTGCTCCTCTTGCAACAGGCATTGTATATAACCTTTATAAAAACGGAGTAAGAATAGACGATCCTAATTATGTAGACGCAAACAATCCTGGAGCAAACGTAAATGCTATTACACCTAG